TTTTCAATAACGAGGTCAGTCATGTCACCATGTATCTGACCTATTTAGTTACCCCATGCCAGATGCGAATCTCATGAATTCGATCGCATTCTTGATCTGATAAGTTCTCTGTGCCAACTGCTTTAGAATCTCTTCAAGATACTTCAGCATGACATCGTAATATTCAATCTTCAACGAAACTCCTGAGAGTTTTTCATCAGCGTCCAGATACTTTTGCATCGTTTCTTTATCTCGGATCTTTTTGGGAAACGGATCTTTAATATAAACGTCTGGATCTGCTTTACCTGAAAAATATTCATAACGTTCGTGGCGAATGTTTTTTCTTTGTTGATCCGCTTTCTTCCTGAGCAAAGTGATGTTGTTATAAAGATCGTAATACTTTGCGTGAAGAACAGGAATGTTCAGTGATTCGGTGTGGAGATTATCAGGATCCAACTGTGAGTCCTTGACCCACATCGATTGGATTGTTTCAAGGTCAACCATTAACAACAGGACGTAATCTCATCAATATTATAAACCATGTATTTAAAACTTACTTGTGCGGTGAAGTACTGAAGTTCGGTTTGAGTTGCATCAAACTCCAGTGTGCTAAGACGATAAGGGAAGCAGTTCTGGAACTTGACTTTGAACTTAGCATTGTTCATTGAGTCGAGAATGGTCAGAGTCGCGTCAGAGTAAAGATTCAACTGAGACTTATCTGGTTGCTCAATTGGGAGTTGACCTTCGTTCTCATTGCTCAACTGCCAATTATAAGTCTCACTCAAACTCTCTGGGAATCCAATGCCACGCATCCAGTTCTGAATCTGCATGTAATTCTCAAGACCTTCGTCCACCAGGAAATCGAATGTCAAGTCTTCGAAATCAATCATTGTTCCTGGCAGAGGAGTCATTCTCAAATAGTTTGGTTGTTCTGCCACATCAAAATTCATGGCAGGAATCGTCACTTTCTTGCCAAAGTAAGAAATCTTAGGTGCTTTGTTGATTGAGAACAAAAAACCTGTTGGGGCAAGAAAGTTCCTATTTTCAATTTGTCCAGGAACTGGCTTATTGACTGCCATGGTGTTTTTTAATTATTTATCAGCAGCCTTTAATCTGAGTGGCAACGTTACCACCAATGTTAGATCCCATATCCTGCCCCAACATTACTGCCCAACCTGCTGCGAGCCATCCGATGTAAGGAATGCCTGCAATTGATGGTGCGATTGATGCTCCAATGCTTGCACCAACTAACCTACCTGCATTCTCTCCGCCACCTTCCGCCTTGATGCACTCTTCGGACCTCGCAATCGGCTTTCCCTCAGAATCAACCTCCTGTGGTTGTGGGGTTCCGTTGGGAATGTATTGTCTTTCAACAGTTGTGGTTGATCTTCCACCAATTCCAAAAACACCATTGGATTGATCGGTGTAAGTTTTGTTATCCAAAACAGTGGGATCATGTCCCTTGTAATCAATCGTGTAACTTCCGTCTGGGTTTACAGTGATTGAATATGATGTGTAATCTCCAGCTGGAGGATAATTAATTTGAATTGGTTCTTTTTTGATGAGGTGTCCAATCACTCCGATGTGTGCCACTGCAATGAATACACCAACACTTCCAGCGAACCATTTTATGTACTTCATGACATCAGAAGTGAGTGATGTTATTTATTGTACATATCCTCAAGAATGGCACGATAAAGGTATTCCTTCATTTCGATCAAATGTTGTTGCTCCCCAATTGGACATTCGGGATAACCAGGCCAGTTCTTCAAATAAAAACAAACAGATTTATGGAGAAGTTTTACATCTTCAATGTCAATGTGCATTGAGTAAAGTGGTTCTTCTTCTGGCATAATCGTTTCATTTATTTAGAAACATAAAAAAAGAGGACCCGAAGGTCCTCTTGAAATCTCTTGTGAGAATTGATCACATGAGGTTCTTAACAGCAACGCGACGATAGTAGCGGTTGGAGTTAACGCGCAGGCGACCCAGGCCTTGGGTTGTTCCTTCAGCGAATGGGTTAGCAACCAGACCATAACGGGTCTTGAAGCCAATCTTGGGCTGGAAGGTGTCCTCACCCACGGCACGAACCATTTGCAGGGGAACGTAAGGGCAGTAGAAGAGACCAGCGTCATAAGGTGAAGAACCCTTATAACCAACGACGTAGTACTGGTTACCTGAGTTGGATGCAGTGTTAGCAGCAGCCAGGTTAGCAGCATATGGGTCGATGTAGACGCGGAACTTACCGTTGATGGTTCCAGCAAAGGTGTTGCCAGTGTCGTCAACGTTCAGGTTTGCGTTCAGAGCAGGGGTGTAATCCAGGATGCCTGCCATTGTCAGTGCCGAAGCAACGTCAGCAGAGCAGAGGATCATGTTGCCCTTTCCTCTACGAGTTCTTTGTGCGATTGCGTTAGCGTCGCGCTCGATTTGGAACAGGAGACCCTTGAACTTCTCAACACTCCAGCGACCGTTTGAGTCGATGTCGAGGTCGAATACACCAGCGGTTGCGGTGTTAGAAACAGCGCCTTGCTCAGCAACCTTGTAGATGGTTCTGATAACTTCGCGGTTGATTTCTGCGAGGATCTCAGTCGAAAGGATGTTAGCAAGTTCTGCTTCAGCGTTCAGACCGTGGATTGCCTTGAGGTCCTGAGCGAGTTCCAGTGAGTACTCAGCCTTCAGAGCTCTTGACTTAGCGGTAACGGTGACTTTCTCGATCGAGAAGGCCATCTCGTTGAACTGGTTGCCAGTGCCGTTGCCGAGGTTCTCAGCATCGCCTGTAACCATTCCTTGACCAACATCATAGGAGGTCGAGGTTGCAGTACCGACAGGGTTCAGCAGCGAGGGGTTAGTACCAGTCTGTGAAGTTGTACCCAGACCAGCGTTAACGTCGGTGAATCCAGCGGTGAGGTCGAATCCGTCGTCCTGACCAGAGAATGCGGTATCTGCCTCGTTGAACAGTGCCTCAGAACCAGACTGAGTGCTGTAACGGGAGCGCATTGCGAAGATCAGTCCAGTAGGACCGCTCATTGGTTGAACGCCAGCCAGGTCATATGCGACCAGGTTAGGCATTGCGCGTCTGATCAGAGAGATCAGAACGGGGTCGAAACCAGCGACAGGGCCAGCGGCGGTTGCGTTAGCACCGAAGCCACCTGAAGCACCAGCTGCGTTAGCAGCGTTGGTGGGGGTTTCCATCAGGTTGATACCTGAGTTAAATGCTTGCTCCTCGCGGAGGAACTTTTCTTGGTTTTCCAGCAGGACTGCGGTTACAGCTCTTCTGTGGGAATCCTTGATGGGATCAAGGCCCTCATAGTCGAGAAGTGGACTCCACTTTTCCTGCAGATGTTCTGATTGGAACATTTGCTTTTACCTCGTTAAAAAAGATGTTTGTTTGAATTAATGTTAAATTCAGTTCTTTCTGAATGCGCCCAGGGATCTGAGATATGCATCCATGCTGTTGCTCACAGGAGCCTCAGTTGTGTCTACACCCTCAGAAAGAGTTTGTGGTGCTTCAGACTTAGCAGCAGGAGTTCTGGAGAAGTATGACTCCTTCAGAGTTTCCAGCTTTTCACGATATTCGTCTTCACTTTCAAACTCAACACTTTCGGCAAGTGAAGCGAGCTTCTCTTTCTGAGACAGTGCAAGACCCTCAGAAATCTCATCGAGGATAGAATCAGCGGTTGATTCAGCAAGACGCTTGTTCAAACCGATGTTCTTCTCAATCTGCTCGTTGAGTTTTTCTTCCATTTCATCAAGTTTTTCTACCATGCTCTCAAGAACATCATATTTATCTTCAGGGATTGTTACATAATGTTCTTCAAAAAGACCCTTCATGCCAGACAGGAAGGATTCAGTCATTTCAGTCTTGAGACCATGCTCGATAGCGAGTTCGTTCTCGGACATCCACTCTTCGCAGACGTACTCAAGATAAGCGTCAACTCGCTCAACCAGGGAAGTCTTCATTGCTTCGACTTCCTCAGCCAGTGCCTGCTCGTACTGAGCAGTCAGTGCTTCTTCGATTTCGAGTGCTTTTGAGTTCAGAGCAGCTTCAAAGACAACCTTTGCTTTCTCTTTGAACTCTTCGGAGAGATCTTCGCCGCCCAGGAGAGCGTTAACATCTTCTTCGATGTCAAACTCAGATTGCTCTTCTTCGACTTGCTCTTCTGCAACAACCTTTTGATCTTCCAGAACTTCTTCTTCAGTCTCTTCTTTAGCGACTGACTTAGCGTTCCTGTTCACAACATCGTGAACGGTCTTGATCTTAGGCTCTCTCAGTTTTGCTGAGTCGTTGGTGGGGCTGTAATTTTCAGGGGTAGGACCACCCAGATCTTCATAAGAAGCTGAAAGTCCCTCACCAGGATTGGACAACTTGCCTTGTGCCTCTGCAGGCTTGGCATTTGCGTTCACAGCAGTTTTGGATTGCTCCATTTCTTGTAAATCTCCGCGAGACATTTGAACTCTCCGATTAACCTATTACTTAATCTGTATTTATTTATGAATTCTCGTTTTACAGATTGTTGAGGAAGTTGTTAAAAAGATCCAACTTCTTCTCGTCAAGCTGTCTCTGTGAGACCAGAGTGTTGATTTGTTTGTAAGTTTTTTGTGCGAGTTGTTCGCGGAGAATTCCTCCGTCCCAAACCCACTCCTTACCTTCCATGATGCCCTCAACAAAAGCATCAGGAGCAGAAGGATCTGCTACAATGTCAGCAGCAGTTGAAAGCATGAAGTCATCGCCAACAATGTTGACACCTTCACGACTTGGTCTCAGTGAACCAATTCCTCTTGAAGAAACTCCAAGCTTCACACCCTCATCGATAAGATTCTTAGCGATGTTACCCATGGGGGTGTTCAGGATTTTTGCCTTACCAATGAAGTTAGAACCGTTCTCTGTCAGAGAAACGATCTTGTGTGAAACACGGTCAAGGTTGACGGTTGGACCATCGGGGTGACCGAGTTCGCCAAGTGCTCTACCTGTTTGGATGTTGCTTTCGCTGTATCTTTGGACTTCTCTTCTCAGAGTTTCCA